TACTATAGACATTGTTCATTGAACTGTCTGTTGAGTTGAACACTTGCCAACTGCTTTTGTTCGTCTTACGACCTGCAATACGATTCTCAAGAACAGTCTTATAACTACTTGCGTTAACCGTAACAGTAAAGTTATCAGTGCTTCCACCGAAATTAGTTTCCATATCTTCACCAATACCATAACTTGTAACAATGCCAGTGAATCTTGGATATGTGTTAGTTAAGATGTAATTGTTGTTGTAGAAGCCGCGTAAAATTTCAAGTTTACTACCCTTAATTTTGGTACCTAATACAATTGCAATATTGTTGCCACTAATACCTGACAATGCAATGCTTGTATCAGCAGATGTAACACGCAAGTCACGAGGTTGCGTACCTGCTGCTAACAACCCACCAAGTGGTAGATACACTGTGCCATCAATTGTTTCTGATTTGTAGGCACTACTAAAGGTGTGAATAGTAACATTTGCACTGTTCCCATATTCGTTATAAATTGTTAATTTCACAAACTCTGCCGTATTGATAAACGGCGGACTATTTGCTACTTCTGGTATATTATCCATTCATTTGTTCCTTATGCTGTCGCAACCCATTCATACAAGTTGAATGCGTCACTAAACTCTAATAATGCGTTATTGATTGTTGTTCCATTGCTTTTTAATGCGCCACCAGGTACTAACTTGTAAGTAGGCATGTTAGGGCAGAACACATAGAATTGACAAGCGTTACCTACAGTAATGTTTTGTGCTGCTACGGGCCCGGTAAGAATGTTTGGTCTGTTAGTAGTTACTGTAACAGTTGCATCATTTCCTCTTGTTACTTGCGTTGTGCTTGTAAACGGAAATGTGTAAGTACCAATCTGTATCAAATCATTTGGCTCAAACAATACACGAGTACTAGCAACTGCAGGTAAATTAGTTAATACAAGTTGATCACCAACAAAACTTTGTACAGTAACAGTATTTAATTGTGCTGTACTTAATGAACCTTGATACTTAAAAATCCATGACAAGCAAGCATTGTTGCCAAATGTAATAACTTGTGGAGTATAACGGTCTAATGTATCAAGTTGTTCCATCAATGCTCTTGCTTCGTTATAACGAAGACTTGAGGGCATATCTAATACAAAACGCCAAGGATTAAATGTTGGCGTAGCACTTGTACGAGGTGATTCATTGCGAGTGTACTGAATGCCAACCATTTGACGACGGTCAATCGTCAAGCCATTGCATTTGTCAATTATTGTTTGTAATCCTGACATAGTTTGTTCCTATTAAGTTCCGTATGGCATTTCTTTACGAGCCATCAATGATGCTCCGAGTAAAGATTTGCGATTCTCAACAAACATCTGTGCTACTGAACGACTGTCAATTGCGCTGATATTGTTGGTGATGTATGTGTTGTTGACAACTGGTTGTATTGATTGACCGCCGCCTGTATTCTTATTCAATGATGCATTAGTCATGATAGAACCAGCACTGTTAGGTACAAATAATTCTGGACCTTGTTCCCCTACAAGATATGGCTTGTTAGCCATTGTAGGACCACCTGCAGCAAGACCACCAAATATTGATTTACTAATAATACTGAAAATGCCAACAGCGGCTTTCTTTAATGCTATCTTAGCCAAATCAGCAATGATACTACGAGCAAACTCACTAAACTTAAACTTACCAGTATCAACAAAAGTATCTATGGCATCACTCATGCGATTCCACAATGCCATTGATTGCATTTGTGCTACATTATACTCACTAAATTGTTCTTCTAATGAATCTCTTACTGCTTTAGCACCAGCAGCAGCCGAACCTTGCTTTTGCTTTTCAAAGTTAATTTCAGCGCCAATGTTTTTCATTGCCTGTTCATGACGCTTTTGTTCAACACTCATTTGAGTATTGATACTATCAATCTGAACAGTGTCCTGGCGCTTTTTAGCATCAGCCAATTCTGTTTCAAGACGACCCATCGTACCCTTGTGCCTTGTTTCTGCTTCAATTATCTTGGTCTTATCACCGAGTTCTCTCTCGCCGATTTCACCCTTAATAAGTTTTTCTCTTTCAGCAGCAACTAATCTATCTCTTTCTGATTCAGTCATTAGGTCAATAAGTTGCTTTTGATATTCCAAAGCATTCTTTTGCAGACCAAGTTGAACTGTTCTTTCATATTCAAGTTGGTTAAGTTCTTTGGTTTTATCTACCTGTGCTTGCTTTTCAGTAACTTGCTTTTGTAATTCTTCAATTACGCCAGTGTTTGCTTTCTTGCCTTTTTCACGCTCCTCAGCAATCTTAGTTTCTAATGCTCTGATTTCTTGAGCAGCCTTGCTTTGTACTTGAGCATTGGAACGAATGAGATTTGCTCTATCGCTATCTAATCCAATAACATCAATGCCAATCTGTCTTAGTTGATTGGCTTCTTTGTTTTGATTAATAAGTTCTACTGTAGTCTGGCGGGCACTATCTAATGCTTCTTTTCTTTGTTCTGCTTCACGCTGGGCATCGGATTTACCGCCGCCTCCACCACCTTTCTTTGGTCCCGCAGCACCAAAGCCACCACCAGTGGGACCCAAATTACCTTTAGGAATACTTGGAACAGGAGGAGCATTCATTGCTGCTTGTTGTTTTTTATATGCTGCCTTTTCTGCTGGCGTCATATCTCTTTCATATGTATAGAAGCGATTAGACGCAGGTGTTGAACCAGTTAGTTCGCTTACGCCAAATATATCTGTTCTTACTTTACCGCGAGAAGCAGCCTCTTGGTCAAGTGATGCAGCCTGTTTTCTTGCATTATTAATGTATATTGCAAGACGACCGAATGCAGCAATAAGTTTATTTTCAACACTGGCTACAAGACTATCAATTGCAGATTGATATGCTGCAAGTTGAGCAATTTCTTCATTTTTGAATGGATCATTAACTGCATTAAGTTTTTCTAAGTCAAGTCTATTGATTGATTTACCCATAAGGTCAATACTTGCCGCATATTCCTTAGCAGTAATTTCACCATCTTGATATCGTTTAATGATATCACCTAAGATATCTCCGCTTTCTCGTACTTCTCCATTAGAATCAGTGACATATACACCAAGGTCTTTGAAGGCTTGCTGCATCTTTTGATTGCCTGCAGCGGCTTCTTGTGTACTTTGATTTAGTTTAGCAAGAATCTTTTCAAAGCCGTCAACATCTCCACCAGCAGCAATGACGCTTTGCTTAAATGATAATACTTCTGAAGCAGTGAATCCAGTTGCATCGGCAAGGTCTTGTAATTGATCGGCAACAGTGATTGCCTTCATACCAAGTCCAATGACAGCAGCGCCTACAGCAGCAAATGCAAGAGAAGCAGCGCCTCCCATTCTTCCTAAGGAACCTATCATTCCATCAGCAAAGTTATTTCCTGTTGATGCGACACTACTAAAGGTATCCCCCAATCCCTTTAAAGCGCCCTGCAATTTACCTACAGAACCAGAACCATTGAGTTTGTTTACGCTTTTGTCAACATTATCAACGCTTGTCTTGAACTTGTCAACTGCTGCTTGTCCCTGAACCTGTATTTTGATTAGGAAATCACTGATCATAGCCATATTACTTTACCTTTGACTGAATGTAGTTTTCTAAGTATTGAACTGTAGGCTCAATCAAACCAATCTGATTTTGTGGACTATGTCCTTCGTCTAATCGTTTTGCATATGGATAGTCAGCAACGATTTCTCCATTGCGATCATATGTTTTACTACGAGCATTACCTGTATCAACTGGCGTAATGGAACGCATATAGTCTGCGCCAACTCGGGCAAGTTGTGCTTCATTTAATACAGTATTTTGTAATCTGTTAAGTTCAATAACGATCTTATTCATTCTTTTCCTTGCCCTTATTGAAGATATCTAATAGTTCTTCGTTTGTCAAGTCTGGCACAACTGGTTTGCCACTTGACTTTTTAATTTGATAATCTTCCCAAGCACTCATAACATCAGCAATCATTAAATCGTAAGTTGTTGCTTCTTTAACAACTTGACTGGGCAACATACTAAATGTTTTAGCAAGATGCCCAATGTTTAACATTATTGCGGTGTTCCAGTCCCCTTTTGGGTTGAGTTCTTGGTTGCGGACTTTCCCAAGTGATCAGATATCTTAATAATAGCAGCAGTAAAGATATCAATAGGAAGTTCGTGATGCTTGTCAAGAATAGGTTTACCCTTGTCATCAAGAATCATGTCCTTAACTAATTCAGAAAGTTTGGAAGTATCTCCCTCGTTCTGTGCGCGGAAGAAATCAAAGTATCTTGTTAATGAGAAATGGTCGTACATGTAGAAGTCAATTGCTTCTCCGTACGCTGCAATGATATCTTCGCTATCAAGCGAAAACTTAGCGACTTCTGGTTTTAGTTTTAGGTCTTCAATATTCATTTGTTTTTCCTTTAAGTTGTTGTAGTGTATTTATTCGGACTGAGACGCCTCAAGCAGTTGATTTAACAATGCGAGGCGAAAAGTTTGTTTTGCTTTTAACTGCTTAACAGTAGCAGCCATGTTGTCTAACATAGGCATCATCTTCGCTTCATCAGCAATCAACGACCTAAGTTTTTCTTCGTCTGTCTTTAACCAGACTGGTTCTTCGTTCATGATTTGTTCTTTCATTAGTTAGAAATGGGGGAGATTCCTCTCCCCCAAGTCATTAGAGTTGACCGGTAGTCATGTCACCGTCAACAGCAAGTGTCAATGGTGAGACCCAAACAGGGGCATCTGGGCTTACTGTCGGAGCAAGCGCAGAAATGTAACCTTGACCTTCGTAATAGAAAGCACCCGTATTTGCGGTATCGTCGCCGTTCAACACAATCTGGAACGAAACAGGAATCTTATTGATTGAGAGACCTGATACTCCATAAAATGGTGCAGTATTAGCAGTTGCGTTTCCGTTACCGAAGTAACCTTCATCATCAATAACAATGTTAGTGGTGATTTCGTTATCTGCTGGGGTAGTAATTTTATTAGTGTCAATTGAGCAGAAATCAGTCCAACTGAAGATACCTGTTGAGTTTGTGATAGTCACATCCTGCAAGCAAGTAACATCAAGTGGATTGTCTGCGACATTGGCAACATTAGCACTTACATATAAGTGAGGCTGTGTGCCAGTAGTGTTAACTGTAATTCGTGCCATTGTAATTTCTCCTTAAAGTGGCGTTATGTGTTAAATTCTAAGCGTAATAATCTAAAAGTCCAGGTATGCTTTTCTGCTTGTGTTGGTCCATATGATCTAATTTGATCAAAGTCTCTTTCAAAGTATCCATCAAACAATTGTTTACCATCATCCTTAATTGCTGTTACAAGATTAGCAACGATTGCGTTTACTTGAACATTATAAGGATCTTCTTGATACGAAATATATGTTACTCCAAACTCATCAAATGCATGATAGATTGAAGCACAGTATTGAATACCAAGTTGATGTGGGTTTCTACTAACGGTGTGAACATCGCTAATATAAATCCCATATCTTACCTTGTCACTGTTACTTGGAAAATCAAGATATATTGGTATGTTCCATTCTTTTGGAATGTCACGCATCAATACATCATAGATTTGTTGATCAGTGACTAGGGGTGCATTGAGGACTGTAATCGTCGGCGCTACCATTAGAAGTACCTACGATCACCATTGAAGAAGTTCGGGTCTGCTGTCCAGTTTTCTTCCAATTTAGTCGTTGGACCATTGGGAGCGTCTTGGAACAAGTCATACCAGTTACTTAATTCTCCGGCCTTAATCCATTCGTTATATGCTCTTTCTTTTGCAAAGTTGTAGTTCTGCAAGTCTACTTCGTTCATGTTTGAAACATCAGTTACGAGTGATTCATAGAAAACGAGAATAGCGCCAAAGCAATCTAAACGAATAAGTGTTTGATCATTTTTGATTAACAAGTTTGGATTGAAACTTGAAATCAATTGACCGTCGGGCAGATTGTCATAATAATATGCACCAATAACAGTATCGCAATAGTTTTGCCACCAACCAAACTCCATTTTGTAAAGCCATTCCTGACTTCCTACTTTGAAATATGGTTCCCAATCAATATTTAATGCAGCAGCCCTACGTTCCGCAGCGGGATCATAGAAAGCAATATCTACTACAGTTGCATTTGAGATTCTTTGATATGGTACTGACATATTATATTTCCCTAGTTATGGGGGAGACCCAATTGTCTCCCCCTAGTTAGATTAGGCCTGTTGAATGTTGATTGCGCCACCACGACGAAGATCGCCAACGCCTGACCCAAAATAGCCCACGCCAGTTAACCACATCTGGAGACCACCAGGAGTTTCACCCTGCTTGATCTGTAGTCCGTCCTTCATAACAGTGAACAATGCACTGTCACCGAAGTATGCACCAACGATACAATCAGTTGCAGCAACACCGTCAATTTCACGGCTTGCAGTTTGCAAGAAGGTTGTGAACATGATCTGGCAACCATAAACAGATTCAATCTTACCAGACTGAAGCAATTCGTTACCAAGAGCAGAAAGGTTAGAACCACCTGACTGAGATACTGCACCACCGGTCAATTCACCGAGCAAGCGAGTTAGTGTAGAACCAACAACGCCATCGTCGCCGTTTGAGTCAAGTACGAGTACTGGAGCACCAGGCATACGAGCAACCTTGAAGTTCTGCTTGACAAGACGAGCAAGTTCAAGTACTTCAACAGCAGTGAAGCCTGCAGTTGCGTTACCAGCAGTTGCGCCTGATGGAAGAAGTTCCATAGCACCAAGTTGCAATACGCGGTCAAAGCCGTCAGCAGAAGTTGCATAGTAAGTGTTGCTTGGGTCAACCTTGAAATCCAAGAATGCAGCAGTTACACGCTGGTCAACTTTTTCAGCGAATGATTCGCCGAGTTCGCCACCGAGTGTTGCAGCCAACTGGAACGAAGTTGTCCAGCCGTAGAAGATGTCAAATGCAGTTGTTGCAACTGCTGGAGTTGCAGTGATAGAACCTTGACCAAGTGATGGGTTCTGAACAACAGCGTTACCTGTTCCCCAAGTACCACCAGTTCCGTTCGCATTGTAATCAGCATATGTGATTGGTGCGAAGTTTGGTACGAGGAATTCGTTACCCTGTGTTGGGGTAACAACGTTGGTCATGTTAACAAGACCGATTGATTCGTGCATAGCACGGAGTGCGAAAGATGCGATTGCGGTTGTGAAGCCATCTGCTTCGTTATTTGGACCGCCTAATACGTAAGCCATTATAATTCTCCTTAAGTTGGCATTTTAGAGTATTTTACGACTTGGAGCAGAATTAGTTGCTGATACTCTCATGCCCTTAAGCCCGACATTCTTACCTAGACCATTCTTCGTAGCCCATGCGTTAAACGCAGCAGGATCACGAGTATAATCAGGAATGCCTTCTTCAAGTGCACCAGCAAAACTACCTTGTCCAGGTCTTAAACCAGAGCCACTGTTCCCGCTACCCTGACGAAGTAACTTAGGATTACCCGAAGCAACTTCATTTACGAGACCAGTGATTGTTAGAGGATTGCCATCCATACCATAACGTTCACGACCCTTGTTATCTACGATTGCATAGGTACCGTCATTGTACCATTCAATGTTTGACTTAACTTTGTTTAAAGCATAGTCAAGTAGATCAGAGTCAAATCTGTCAGCCATTGCCCGCTGAATGTCAGAGTCTAATTCCTTTTCTCTCAACTTTTGTTCCTTAGCATTAAGGTCCTGTTGGAGACGATTAAACTGTTCATGCAGATCATTGTTTGTAACACGATTTGAACGCTTGTCAGTATTTTGTTCAATCGGCTGTTCGGAGCCACCGAGATTTTGAGCAGATGTTCTTGCAATGAAACTTAACGCCGCTTCTACTGATTCAAACTGTTGACCCGAAGCCTGGCTTAGGGCGCCTAAGATTGAACTCGTTGTGCTTTTACGAATAGCACCTGCATTTACATTCTGTTCAGCATTGTTATCACCTGCGTGATCCTGCGTTGCTCCAGGGGCTTGTTCGTTGCCAACGAAAGTATTCTTAATATCCATTATTTGTTCCTTTGATTTTACGTTATCACCGAGTTTGTATTGTATTTATACAATTGTTATCTACCTGTATTCATACCAGTTAACTGTACAGCAACTGCCTGTTGTGGGTAGTAAGTCATACCTACATCTTGAATCGGCGTACCTGCTCCTCCAAGTAATGTAGCATTGCTATCGTTTCCACCAGCGTCATTGCTGGCTTCTTCCATGTTGTTATCTTCTTCGTCATATTCTCTCTCTACAGGGATCATACTTGGCATCAGATCACGACTTAGAACTTCTTCATTGGTTGAAGTCATCAAGCCCTTTAGTGCAGGGTCTTGAATACTGTCAATGTATACTTGCTCATACTCAGTAATTTGAGTAGAAGGTGCAAGCATACCAATAATCTCTCTGTTAACTAGAGCGTTGATTACTGGGTCATCAGCACCTAATGCTTTTGCTTCCTTAATCAATGCTAATCTATAGTTAGTATCATGTGCTTCATAGTCAGTATTGTAATGGATTTCACCTGCCCAACGCATGTTCATAAATCTTGCGGCATATGTAAAGATAGTTTCTTCTGCGATTTCCATTAGTCTGGCTTTTGCTTTTGCAAGTCTGTGCAATTGCTTGCGTTCTTCAATGATTGCGACACCAGATGCGATTTGATTCTTACTAGTACGCAAACCACCTAAGCCAGTCAATGCTTCAACTTGTTCTAGAATGTTATCTTGCTTTTTGATGATTGTATCAACATCACCTGTATCAATAGTGATGGCTTCAACTTGTCCTTCAGTAGCACGAACGATTGCACCAGCGTGAACTGGAATCTTTACGCCAGGATCAGCACGAATCAAAGTATGTGCGAATTGTACTGCTGAGTAGGCTTCGCATTCTAATTTATAATGTTCTCTTTGAGCGTCTGTTGCACTATCAATGTCTGATAC